GTATACAGCCATTATAAGGTAGGGCTTGGGCGCATAATCTTTAAGCAGGTTTTGAGGAATGATTTAAGCTTTTGGGAAGAAAGGAGGGGGCTATCAATGATAACGGTCAATCAATTTGCTGCCGGAAGCGTTGACAGGGTTTTATTTTTGGGCAGCCGGCAAGGCCTTGGGTCGTCGGATCCGAAGTCCTAGCGATTAACCGGGAAAGGTGGTAAGTGATAGATGAAAGGTGGATGGACTTAACGTAAAATGTACTGTATCTCGTACATATTTTAAGCTCGGAACCTAAATCAAATCCCTACCCCGGAAGAAACGGTTAAGATGTAAAACGATAGAAAAATAAAAAGATTTAATCTTTGTTGACAAAGGAGGATCGAAAGTGACTGAATATACGACTAACTTTAACTTACCAAAACCGCTGCCAAATGAAAATATGAGCAGAGCGGCCCATAATGATTTGGTCCAGTCTATCGATACCAATATCGGAAACGCTTTAGCGTCGCAATCAACGGCTTTAACGCAAGTTGAAACAGATTTTACGTCGCATAAGGCGGATTATACGCTACAAATACCGTATGCTGCTGCTACTGGATCGGCTAATACCTATACTGTCACGCTCAACCCAGCAGCCTCAGCTTATGTTGACGGAATGGGAGTTGCCTTTAAGGTCAATGTTCAAAATACCGGGGCAAGCACGATCAATGTTAATGGACTTGGTGCGAAGGCTATCAAAAAAGCGAACGGTAATGATGTCAGCTCTGAGAACCTGAAGGCAGGATCGATCTACTCCCTGCGCTATAATGCTACAGCTGGAAATTTTATCTTACAGGGTGAAGGGGGGGAATACGGGACTGGAACAGGCGCCCAACTCCTACAAGGTTATACTATTGGTACAGAAACTGGCGTACAACCGGGACAAATACCTATAACAAATCCAGAGGTTAATGATCAAATATCGGCATGGACTTTTTCGGTTGGGCAATATTCTGGGGATGGGCAAAATTATATTTATCTTGGTGTTCCGACTGGAACATATCTTAACGGAGTAAATTATGCAAAACAACCAGCACCAAACCATATTGCTTCAAATATCAAAGCAGGAGTCGCGGATTTAGGAGTAACAGGTACACTTCAACCTTACCATGATCCATTTGATATAGTGACCATTTGGAATGGAGCAAATCCAATGCCTCACTGTAAATCCCCAGATGGATACTTTTGGGCAACAACTTATAATACAAGCACAACGACTTACACTTTATATAAATATGATTATAATAGGAATTTACTTCAATCAATGACTATGCCGGAAGCCTATCTTTCCGCTTTCAGTGTTGGTTCTAATTATATTCTTGCGGGACAATCACAAACTGTGTACTTTAAAATTTACGATAGAAATTTAAATTATATAAGACAATTTCGTCCCGATGCTGGGGCTGGAAGTTTAAGTTTTGGTTCAATAAATGATTCATCAGTTATGTATGGTTATTATGATTATGCTTATTATGGCCATATGGCCGACATAAATTTCAATCTTATTGGATCAAATTTGCCTGCTGCAATGGGAGCTTCAAGTATGGGATATTCATTAGGACATGTTTTACTTACTACAGGAGGTGGTGGTTATGGAAATATTAGGATTTATTCAAATAATGGCACAGAAGTTACTGCCCCGTTATTTTTTTAGGAGGTAAAATAATATGTTTTATTATTATTTAATCAATTTTACTGATACCTTTGGAAATCCTGGTTGGAAAGGACTAGACTTTAATAAAAATATTCCAGGCAGCCAGTTATATCTTCATAACAAAAATGAGGTTTATTTAGCTAATGAGGAACAGATAACAATTACGTCTACGGATATTTCTGAAATAACCGAAGCAGATTATATGGCTAAAAGAAATGAAATTATTGCTCAAGCACAACAACATGTACAAACTGTAGAACAGCAACTCGTCCAGGCCCAGACAGATAATCAAATCTTGGGTAGCCAGCTTTTCGCCCTGCAAACTTCTCTCTTAGAAAAGGGGGTAATTGACTAATGGATTACTTCGCATATTGCCAAACTGCATTCCAAAATAAATGGGCAACGGTAGATCAGCTAAAAGTCTGGGCAGCAAAGAATAAGATAACAGCCCAGGATTATCAAACGATCACCGGCCAAGATTATGTCGCTTAAGGCTCATTTAGCGTCATAAAAACTATCATTTATCTGCCACTACTTTCCGTTTTTTTCCGTATTCTTACCGTTTTCAAACAAAATATTGGATTATACTGATTAGCATAGAGCCGTCTGGGAAGACGGTTTTCGCTTTTCACAAAAAGCTTAAATTTCTAAATTCGAAGAATTTGTCAACGCTGAAAAATTCTTCGATTATCGAAAGAAACGAACTTCCGCTTATTAAAAATTACTATAGATGCCGGAAACGACGGGCTTATGTAGCCAACATAAGGCAGGATGCCGCCAGGGCGTAATACTATTCGGAACAACGAAAAAACTATAGGATTTGGGCGTGAGCACATGAAAGATGCAAGTATCCTACATAAGGAGACAAAAAGAAGTATCCGGGCTCCGACCGGTAATTCCTTGTGTGTTATGACCGGAATGATAAGGTCATTTGCAAAGGGGGGAGGAGAGAAGGATGATACAGGGAATTATCCAAGCGGTCAGCAACCTGATACTTTCTAAATATCCTGGATATCCAATCTATCTGGAAGATTTGCAGGAAGGCTTTGACAGGCCTTCTTTTTATGTCCCGTTTATCCAGGAGACCCAAACCGATCAGAATAAAGCTTTCTATGCCCGCAACATTATCATTTATATTATTTTCTATGCGCCTTTGGGCGGGAACAACAATCCGGACAAAGAAGCCCAGTACGGGGTCTATGAAACCCTGCGGGACCTTTTCAGCAGCGGCTACTTTAAAGTAGGCGACCGGGCGGTAAAAATCCGGCAGCTGACTGGAGGGCCGAAGGGCAAAGAAATCTACCTGGGGCTAAATCTGGATCTTACCGGAAGCAGGCAGCCTTCCGAGCAAGGGGACATTGCCGGAAGCCTGGAACTGAAGTTTGACCTCTAGGCGTTTCCAGCCCGAAAACAGAACCGGAGCATTGAAGAAATTCAAAGGAGGAACTTAAAACATGCCATTACCGAAAATAAGTATCGTTTTTCAGGAGTTAGCCAGTACGGCGATCAAACGTGGGGAAAGAGGAATTGTGGCCTTGATCCTCAAGGACAGCACGCAATTGGGAGCCAATGTCCTGCATAGTCTCGATGATATGCCTGTCGGTTTAGCGGCAAGCAATCAGGAACAAATCCAATTGGCGTTCAAGGGTGGAGTAAATCCGCCGCAGAAAGTGATCGCTTATGTCCTGCCAACGACTGCCGAGGATTACAGCGAGGCTCAGACTTATCTGGAAGGATCGGTCTGGAACTACCTGGCCGTTCCCGGAATCAGTGCCGCCGATGCCACTGCCATGGCCAGCTGGGTAAGCGGGCTCAGGGACACGAAAAACTTAAAAGTGAAAGCGGTCCTGCCCAATACTGCGGCGGACCATGAAGGCGTTATCAACTTTGCCACTGATGGTATCAACATTGGGGGGAATACCTACCACACGGACCAATATTGCTCTAGAATCGCCGGCATTCTGGCAGGCAATCCGCTTTCTATCAGCGCCACCTTCCAGGTGCTACCGGAAGTGGACGATGTGCCGCATCTGACCACAAGCGAGTTTGATACGGCTATTGATGCCGGGAAGTTGGTCCTGATGAATGACGGGGAAAAAGTAAAGATCGCCAGGGCGGTAAACAGCCTCACGACTTTGACTTCCGACAAAGGTGCCGACTTCCAGAAGATCAAGCTGGTGGACGTCATGGATATGATCTATTCCGATATCAGGAAAACCACCAACGATACCTATATCGGCAAGATCCCCAATACCTATGACAACAAATGCTTGCTCATTATGGCGATCCGGGCTTATTACGAATCCCTGGAAGACCAGCAGCTCCTGGATAGAGGCAAAAACACGGTGGATATCGATATCAGCGCCCAAAAGCTGTACCTGCAGACCATAGGCGTTGACACTTCCACGATGTCCGATCAGCAGATCAAGGAAGCCAACACCAGGGATAAGATCTTCCTGGCGGGTCCCATTAAGATCGTGGACGCGATTGAAGATTTCCAACTGGTAGTAACATTATAAGGGGGAGTAAACGATGGCAATTAGTCCGGAAAGAATTATTAACGGTACGCATGGTGAAGTCTGGCTGGATGACGAAAAGGTCGCTGAATGCAGCGGCCTTCAGGCTAAAATCAACCTGACTAAAAGTGATGTCCAAATCTGCGGCCGGATGTCCAAAGGCTTTAAGGTAACCGGCTGGGAAGGCAAAGGCAGCTTGAAGCTGCATAAAGTCTCCAGCAGGATGATCAATAAAATCGCCCTGGATATTAAAAACGGTAAAGCCACAATTTGTACCATCGTATCCAAATTGGCCGATCCCGATTCCTACGGGTCGGAACGGATTGCGCTGAAGAGCGTGATCTTTGATGAAGTATCTTTGGCCGACTGGGAAGCCGGGAAGAACGGGGAAGAGACGATCCCGTTTACCTTCAGTGATTTTGATTTGCTTGACGTGATTGATCCTGCCCTGATTCAGGGCTAAACGATTTGGTGTAGCAGGAGGGCGTTTACCGTTCTTTTTTACTTTATTGATTTAAATAAGTGTCAGCCTATGACAGCCTGTCACTTTATAAGAGTAATCTTTTTCGGTTTGCGCCCTTCTGGCGAACCGTTGCTTCAAGCTTGTTGCTTAAAAAATTAGTGATTTAAGACGACTTTGTCATAAAAATACTGGTCGTTCTTAGTCTAAAAATGACGCTACTTGTAATTTATTTAATATGCAAAACAATAACAGAAAGCTCTAACATAGAAAAGAATTGAAAGGAAGAAACCAAATGAATGTGATGGAATTACTGCTAAAAGCAGATGCACAGCAATTAAAGCTACCGACGAGGAAAGTAGAAATACCTAGACTTTCAACATTGTTTAATGACAAAGCTATATTTACCTGTCAAGCTTTATCCCCTTCAAGATATAATGAGATTCAAGCTGAAGCAGCTGACTTTACTAATGGTAAGATCCGAGGAATTGATATGGGAGAAGTCCAAATGGCCACTGTTCTGGCAGGCGTTATTGATCCTAACTTAAAAGATAAAGAAATCATGACTCATTTTAATGTCCCTACACCTTCTGAGCTAGTCAAAAAGCTACTTCTTCCTGGTGAGATTGTAACTCTTTTTAATGTGATTTCTGAAATCAGCGGATTCGGGGAAGATGTCATAAAAGAAATAAAAAACTAATAGACGCGGACGGCTGGGCTGAGATGCTTTAT